GAGTGCGGTTTCCGCCATCTGTTCCACCAGCAATTAAGCCAGTTACTACTGCGACATCTGTTGCCTTTGCATAGGCATATTCCATTTGACGAACTAGCTCATCAAAGAAGGCTGGTGAAGAGCGGTCTAGAAGTTCTACTGAGAACTCTTGTCCGCCTGCATACTTCTTAACGGATACGGAAACGAATTCTGTCTCCATTCCTGTTTCATCAATTGTTGCCTCTTCAGCTTCCTCTCCAACTGTTGGAGCAGTCTTTAGACGAGGAATTTCGAAAGTCATACCTGCATCAGGTAGAACTCCGCGAGATACTGAATCAACTGCTGGACGATCAGCATTTGCTAGAGGATTGATTACCTCAGTTAGCTGGCGAGTTGGAATAAGACCAGCATTATTTGTTGTGGTGTCGTCTGCTGCGCGAACATAAGCGCGAGCATCGTCATTTCCTAGAGCAGCGCGAACGCTCATCTCTAGGTATTTTGCCTTGGTAAATTCAAGGCGAGGGCTTGTGTAGAAAGCAGGCTTTGGAGCTGCTGCTTCTACTTTGGCTGCTTCTACCGCTTCTTCAACGGCAGGAGCAGGAGCGGTAGTGTCAGACACTTGGTCTCCTTCGGTTGGTTTGTCTGAATCAGCGGTTGCCAAATCAGAATCTTCTTTCGGTGCTTCATTCTCTGATGCTGCTACTTCGCTTACGCGAGCAGAATCAATTGCAGGATCAGTAACTAGAGAAACTTCATCTAGGGTTGCTGAAGTAATCTGCATTACGCCCTTATTATTTGTCCATTCATTTATTTGCGCGCCTACGCTAAATCCATCGCGCAAGCCTTCAGTTGCTTCAACTAAAGCATCTTCTCCAGCCATAGTATTGGCAATCTTAAAAGTAGCTTCAATTCCATTAGCAGTTATATTGTGAGAAACCATTTTGCCAATTGGGCGAGTGCGGTCGTGCTCAAGCAGCAACTTAACTGGCTTAATCTCGATGCTATCTGCTGCGAATACTGTTGGGCCTACTGAAGTATTGCCTTGCTCATTCCAAGTAACAATAGTCCCAGTAATGGTTCTCTTAATTGTGTCGGCGGCAGTTACCGCCATTGGCATATTAACCTTCATTTGGTATTAGGTCCTCTTCTCGCTGAATCTGCTCAACGCTCATCGCGCCAATGCGGTTTAGGATTTCATAGACTTGCGCTCTCTCTAGCGCGTTACCGCGTAGGAAGTCATCAAGTGCAAAGCGCGTCATTACTGGATTAGGAACGAAGTCTGGTAATGATAAGCGTTCCTCAATTGCCTTAAGTATTGGGCGAAGTGAGAAATCTACTAATGAGCGCCGCTCGGACACAGCGTTTGAGTAAGTCATCGAAGTCGTTTCGGCGCTCAAGAAGTAGGCAGGTATTCCACAGGCCCGAGCTAATTCTAGTGCTACATATTGACGCGCCTCGGCTAATTGCATTGATTTTGGATCAAAGCCAAATTCTTTCAAATCTACATCGGCATTGAGAAATGCAGTAGAGCGAGATTGACGCGCAGTTTTCCAAGCGCTTAATAAAGCTGAAATTCTTTCGGCAGTTAGATTAGTGCCATTTGATTTAAGAACCATAGTTGGAGCAGGTTCTTTAGCATAATTAACTGCTGCGTTTTCAAGATATACCGCTGCTGCAATAGTCTTTCCAGCGCGGTGTAGCAATCCCTCATCTGGACCATCAAATCTAATCAATGAACCAACGCCTTGAAGTGGAACTGATTTACCATCGACTTTATATCCAGTAATTTCAGTATTTAAGAAATCTGTATCTACTGTAACGCGGTCTGGGCTGACGCGAGTCCAGGCTCTTACTCTGCCGCCATCTGTTGATGAATACATTTCAAGAACTTGACCATAACCAGCACCATAAAGCCAAATATCTTCGGCAAGCCAATTATAGATTACAAAGCCAGCAACTCTTGGGTCTGGCTGATTAATAACGCGATGCGGATCTACATATTGTCCAGTTATGCGATTGAAAGTTGTGAGAGGTAATGAGCCAATAGTTCCGCAGATGATATTGCGAGCTCTTGCAACGGATGGAACGCTCATTGCTAATTGGCGAGTGGTATTAGTTGCCCCGCCGAGAATATTATAAACTGAATCGCTAATCTGGACGGGAGTTAGCGCAGCTGCAACATCTGAAACCTTAGTTGGCTTAGTTGCTTCAACCTGTGGAAATAGGAAATCTCTTATAGCACCCATTGCTTACATTGTAAGCGAGCCGACTTACACTATTTGAATATCTACGCCACTTTCAGCCATCGTTGCATAGTGTGTCGCTAAGGCTGAAGCAATCGCTCCGCAAATAGTCGTATTACTTACTTTGCGACCCATTACCCATCCGCCATCACCGAAAGGGAGTTTGACGGCGGACAGGCATTGCTTGGTCAGCTCTTCTTGCCCAGAGTGAGCCAAGCGCTGAGATGAAATTGCTCCCAGTAATTCATCGCAGCTTTGGGCATAGTCGAGTCCATCTATCGGCTCAACCCTAATACCAGCAGGAGCTAACCTAGCCGCTACCGCTGACGCAGTTCTGGCCGAGTAAGCAACTACTTGAACTGGATACTTTCGCACCCATTCGGCTACATCATTAGCCATTGCTTTATCATCCAGATTGGCAGGGTTATGCCAAGTCTGCAGCAATATGACTTGGAACTTATCGCCCTCAAGTCTTTGGCTTGCAACTAACGCAGCTTCTTTTCTACTAGGGCTGAGATCAATAGCCAACCAAGTATCAGCCTCAGGGTTGAGTCGCAAGCCCTCAACTTTGCAACTTTCCCATTGGCTCGGATTGATAACTGGATTGATGGTATCGACCCATTGACATAAGACTTCTGTGCGCACAATATCCTCGGGGTCTGACAATACGGCTCGGATATTATCTGGATGGACTGTGAGACCAAGTGATGGATTAGCTTGACAGACACCTAGCCAGAAAGCTGGTGAATTATCAAATTTAATACCTTGAGGCGCTGACCATTCGAACCAACCAATATCATCATTAGATCCATAGATAGCAGCCATAGCGCGTTCTCTAAGTTTATTTAGAACGATTGAATGTTGGTCCCCAGCATTTGAATAAACCCAGATTTGAGGATTGGCTGAAGCCATTTGGGTATATCGCAAAGCAGACCAGACATCCTCGTCTTTATACTCTCGGGCTTCATCTAGGTGTATCGTTTCTGGGGCTGCAATGCCTCTACCAGCCGAGTTATTGGCCCTGACGATATATCGGCGGCCTTCAGTAAATTGAAGCTCCTGGAATCCCTTGCTTTCTAGCTTCTTAGTAAATTCAGCAGCTAGTCGAGGATTCTGTTCAATGATTCCATAGATTTTATAAAATAATTCAGCTGAAGTAGTTAGCTTATGGGCAGTATGGACTTGCAATTTCTCCTTCAATACATAGATCCTAAATAGTATTTGGAGCGCCATAAAGGTGCTCTTTCCTTGTTGTCTCGCGCAGAGAAGGGTTACCACAGGATGCGCCCACCTGCCGTCAGGTTTATATTTAAGTGAGTGATGAGCCAGCCATTGCTGCCAAGGCATCAATTCAAAGCCGATTTCCTCGCAAAATTTAATCATTTGCTCGCCGTAAGAAGGTAAATCATTGAGTTTAGTGTGAATACGCGGTTCTACCACACCTCGGTAAGCCGATTCGTCCCGAACTCGGACAATCTCACCCAATTCCGCCAGAGCGAGTTCTTTCATTCTTGGTAATGCCTAGCCGAGCCATTTTCAGGGAAAATCTTCCCAATGGGGGTCGTGGGTCCGCTGGTGCGCTCAAAAAAGGTAGGGGTCATACGATCGCGCTTACCGCTGTTGCATTTGATGCAGGCAGCAAGGAGGTTCTCTAGCTGGTCTGTGCCACCCTTGCTAATAGGGATTATGTGGTCAGCTGTAGTAGCTTCTTGACCGCAGTAATGGCAGGTATAGTAGTCGCGTTCTAGGCATTGCTTACGGACTCTCTGCCAGTAGCTAGTGTTATAGCGCTTACTCATCGAATAACACCATTTGCATTTCATAATAGTCTTTTATTTGCTGTTTATACAGACTACGCTGTTTATATGTTTTTAATCTATGGCAATTAGCGCATAGAGTCTGTAGGTTTTCTGGGCTATGGTCTGTGCCATCCCCATTAATGTGATCTACATCCAATTGGGATTTATGCTCAGGTATGAATCCGCATAAGGCACATATGTTCTCTTTATAATCTTGATAGATTTTGCCTTTATTGCTTTTATGTCTAGCTCTGGCGCGGATGCAGGTTTGGCATCTTTTACTCCAATAAGTTAAGCCATTGGGCTTACGATATAGAACCAGTAAATTGCCACAGCGGCAGGTAGGGCGATTCAATGCCAGCCCTTAGTCTCTAAGTGATGAAGTGCATTGCAAGCATCAGCGTATCTATGTCTTATATATTTAATATGCACATCTATTTGCTTCTTAGGGCTAAGGTCTCTATACCAAGTAGAACGCATCTGACCAAGGCCATAGTGTGATCCATTACGAGCTTTTGGATTCCAACTACTCTCTTTAATAATCAACCAGTTATAACACTGGAATTCTGACCAATCCATTTTATTGTAAGCATAAAGCTTTAGATTCATATCTGCATTTGCTGGCTTTGGATTGAATATTGAAAGTAAAGCAGCTATAACTGCCGTAGCTATCAGGCGAAGGCAATGGCCTCCCTCAACCTCCGTTAGAGGGCCAGCTGCGCGCCCGCACTTTGGCGAGAGTGTAGCACCTAAGTCAAGTCGATTTAACATAAGTCCTGTTCAGAGCGGTGTTTCATATCCACACCATCTGGCATATCCATATGATCATCTACATCTCTCCAGATTGGATATATATCATCTTTCATTCTAATTCCCATATCTTCTTAAACTCTAACTGGCCTGATTGAAACGCGTTCTTCAGCGTTTTTTTGCCATCACTATGGAACTTAGTAACCAGATAAGGCTCAGCAGTATCACCAGCTAACCAACTAACTACCTCGCCATTTGGATCAACTACTACATCATCTAAATCAGGATAACTCCCAAATTGACAATATTTAAACTTATCCAATATCGCATCAATTGACGATTCTCTTACTGTCTCAACTATCTCGCTAGGGATATTGGCTTTCACCCATTTAACGAACTCTTTATCATTCTTAACTATCCACTTAAATTTAGGCTTGCTGGTAGTTACATAAGCGATAACATCATCGCCATACTCAGCCTTGACCCTATCTGCTCCAATAGCTTCCATCTCGGCCTGTAAAGCCGCTCTTAGCCTATCCTTGGCCTTCTTAGCCTCATCAGCTATTAGACTGACTGCCGCTAGTTCCAGACTCAGTTCCTTGATTCCCATTTCTTCGCTCCCTTTCGTTGGCTCGTCTTAATCTTGTCTCAAGTGATGCCAAGTTAATACCGCAATCCTTGGCAATGAACTCCTTATCAAATCCCCACTCCATCAGCTGACGGATATATCTAATAGAGTGGGGCTTGCCTACTTGTCCTTCCCTGCCCATCCATCCCCCTTGAATATTGCTGGCGTTGGATGCCAGACGCGCCACATAGGCACATTGCAATTATCGCAGGTTACTTCATATTTCTGGACTATTGATGCAACTAGCTCTCGAGTGTTATCGCATTTATCGCATCGATATTCATAGATTGGCATTGTATGGCCTTTCCAAGGTCTCGCCACCGGTCCAGTAGCGTTCTGATATTGATTCAAGTCCAGCAGCTAATCGGCATATTCGACATTTAGCCGCCTTCATCTTCCATCCACCGCATTTGTCGCATCGGACAATATCGTCTTCTCTACTAGCAACGCGATCTGATGGATAGATGATGCGCTGAAGGAAGCATCGCTGGCATTCAACCAACCACACTTCCTCTGGCGCATCTTTCACTTCGCTTGTCTCATATTTATTCAGCTCAATATGCGGTGTAACTACCTTGCAATTTGAGCAGACAAAGGGATGAGCATCTTGTCTCATTTCTGAAAGACCCAATGCCCATCTGAGCCAATACGCATCCACTTAGCAGGATGGCCAGACTTAGGTGTTGGACATACCCAGCCCCTATATTCCTTGCCTTCCTTAGTGCCAGTCTTTAGCACCATTGGCCCATCGCCACCAGAACAAAGCGGTATCTCATCAATTATCTCTGCGCCAAATTCTTTAGTTATCTGTGCAACATCCCAGACAATTGGCTCAGGATCATTAGGCCTTTGCTCTTTTATGAATTCCGCAAGCGCTGGCTTAGTCGTTTCAATTGGCTTCTTTGGCCCCTGATTGACCTTCGCAAAGTAGCCAGCGAGGTTAAGTGCTCGTCCCAGAGATCCAGTCTCTGCAAGCTCGAGAGCGTATTGCTTTGACTTAGACTCAGAGGATAAACCTGTCGTCCAAGGGTGTGCGTCAGCTTCAGTCCGATATAACTCAGTTTTAATAATATAAACATCGCAATTAGCGACAAGCGACTCTGCCAATATATGAGTTTTAATTCTGTAGTCGGGGTAAGCATTTATAAACTCCTTTAATCGGTCTTGAACTGATACATAATCATCAAGGTAATTCGACATCTAACTTCTCTCTCCCTGCGAAATCATTAATCGCATCCTGTAATTGTTCTTTTAATGAATAAAATGTGCCATCTGGCCAGTTCTGAACATCATCGGCGCAAGGCTGGCAATAGAACCTGACCTGCGCTTTGCGTAGTGGTGTCTCGCTTTGGACTTTCCAAACTGCTGGAGTCATAGCTCTTAAGTCCCAGCCGTTCTTATTTTGTCCCCAGCGATATTTGCATAAATCGCAATATTGGTTGGAATTGTGATTACGAGTCAGACTCAATGTCGTCCCAATCTTCTGGTGTCGAAAATCGTAATCGACCCAAGATAGCGGCATATCCAATGAGATCGAGATACGAATCTTCGCGCTCTGGACTTTCCACCATTCTTGAGAGTTTGGTCGCAATAGCAATAATTGCCAATTCAGATGGGTCTCTGAGCTGAATACCGAGTGCTTTACTGATTTTGAAAATGCGTAGTAAATTGTGCCTCGGGTCGCCATACTCGATACCCCTGTCGAATAGTGTGTTTCCAGCTTCTTCAAGCCATTCACTTAATGACTTCTGTGTATCGGACACTTGCCCTGCCTCTCTTATAGCCTTCATTAAAAGCTTTGGCTTTGGCTGAAGTGAATAAACTCCAGATATAAAGGCCGATAAATGGAACGCCAATAATTATTGCTGCAACTGCTTCATCAGATAAATTAGGCAACATCTGCGCTCACCCCATATTTATCTAACCAATATGCAGATATTTCAGCCTTTGATAGACGGCCTCTTAGCTGCTTCTTACCCATTCGCTCTTTAGCGAATCGTCTGATTATTGATCCCTTAACCCAATTTGTCTCATCGGTCCAAGCCCCTGCTTGAGAATCAAATCGAATAAGAGCTACTTTATTTACCATTTTGCTCCCGTTCTGTAATCCCTAAATGGATTTACGGGACAAATGTATTTGCTTAAATCTATTTAGACAAGTAAGAGCTCGGCGAGTCGTATATCTAGGAAGCCAGCAAGTCTTTCATTAGTAGCTTTATTCGCAAAGTCGGTAGTTATAGGCAACCGCTTTAAAGCCCATTCAGGCTCGTTTATAGCCCCTAAATCGAACTGGTATATCCCTTTAGGTGTCGAGTTAATATAAAGGGTCTTAGCGCCCGTCCTAGCCCTTATATCGGCCAGATAATCCCACTTCTTCTTCTCAATCATTAAAGTCTCATAGTGGGTCCTACGGCACTTAAGCTCGATATAGGAATTGTGGGTTATGCCGTCCGCTCGGTCGGTCGCTGATAGTGGCGTTAAGTCTGGATAAAGCGACTTAAGAGCCTCGAATAGTTCGACCTCTCGGAAGTAAATTAGTTATGTTCCTCGCCATCTTCCCAACCAATTTTTCTCATTGGGTCATCGAGTGGCACTATCCAATCAGGATAAGAACTACGATCCATAGCAAAAGCCAAGGCAGTTCCTTCATCCATCCCAGCCCTGCGACAAGCTTTATAAACTTCATTGGCAGCAATAGCCCAGAAATCAAGCTTTGTTAATGGGGTCTCTTTAGTAGTCCTGCGTCTCTTAAGACGCTTAACTGGCTTCTTACTTACGCGCTTTCGCGTTGCCATTTCTGACCCCTTTCGCTAGGGCCAATTCTAACTGAGATTCCATTTTATCAAGGCGCGACACTATTGGAATGTTCTCCAATTTTATTATGTAGCGAAGGCCAGCAATCAGTAGAGCAATAGATCCCAATACTGAGGCAACAAGGGTTGCAAGCTCAGTAGCAGCCATTACTTGATTCTGCCGTATCTCTCGTAGTTAGGATTTAGCCAGTTGATGATGCTAGGCAAGACTGAAACTAGCGCCGCATTTGCAATCGCATTTACATCCAAGCCGACTGCTAGATAAGTTGCTAGTGCCGTTGCTAGGAATGTCTTTGCCCAGCTCTCTGCCATCTTCTTTAGGTCGCTCATTAGCTTCTCCTTCGAGGTTGAAATAACTGCCATCTTTGTCTCCCAAAGTCGTAAATGAAATATGGAAATGCGAGCGGTGAGGATTTGCCCCTTTGTAGGCTCTGCGCTTCCAGCCCAGTATTGGGCTCATAATCTTGCCATCGTAGATGATGTATTTGATTCGCTTATCGCCCTTCTTGGCTAACTTACGAATCTTCTCAACTACTGCATAGGCTTCTTCTTTGTGAGCTGATAAATCAGCATCAATATCTAAAGCTCTAACGATTCCATTGACTGGTATATGGTCAGAACTGCCTTTAGCAAGGTGCCGAGCATCAGCAATCCAGCCGTCAGACTTCCTATCGCGATCAGGATAATCGTCATCTAATTGCTCCCGAAGCTGAATTCCTGCAGCGCATAACCTAGCCAAGCAGCAACTTCGCTTCTTCTTCAGTAATGCCTAAACGATCTAATAGTGCAGCGCGTTGCTCTTCTTTGGCCGCTTGCTCTGCTGCTTTGGCGGCTTTTTCTTTATTCAATTGATCTAAATGCTTTAATTCCTCTGGCGTTAAATCTCTTTCAACATCTGTTATTTCACCTGTTGCAACATTGTGTATGCGCTCAATTATTTTCATTATTATACCGCCTTTGCAAAGATATACATTGTGCCAGCATCAAAATTTGAAGTAGCTGAAACTACTATAGAACTTACTGTTGCTGCTTCTGTGCTGCGCCCCATATATGTAAAACCTTCTTGACCTGTGCCACCAGCTGCAGTAGCTTGTCCAATAACTTGGTAAATCTTGGCATCTGTAGTATTTGCTCCATCTATCCACACAGTTGCGTAACCTACTGAACTGCCATTACTTGATAGTCTAAAAAGATTTACTGCTGATTGTAAATATGGAACTGCCGTATCTCCATTTGATTCAATTTTGATACCTGCGTTTTTATAAACTCCGCTAGTGTTATTTATTTTTAACGAAACATCCTCGCTAACACCTGCGCCAACGCCTTCAAGAAGAATAAATAATGAGCTTTTATCGCTTATCCCTGAAACTGTAATAGTGGCAGCGCCAGTCATTGTTGTTGTGCTAAATAAAACATATCCTTTTGGAGCTACTGAAGGCGAAGCCCACTTTAGCCCTGTTGCTTCTGCGCTATCGGCTGTAAGAACTGTGCCATTAGCGCCTACCGCTAGACGGGCTGGAGTATCTGCTGCAGTAGCAGAAATTAAATCGCCTTTAGCATCAACGATTGCATTTTGTATTGCATTAGAATCATCCTGAGCAACCCAACTAAAATCTAAATCTGTATTGGAAGCTTTGCTCAATACCTGTCCAGTTGTTCCACCCTTTAGATCAAGGAATGAAGTATCAATTCCATTGCCTAGTGTGCGGATGGCAGCTGCGCCATCCTTTACTAAATCTGTGTCGGCTGGTGTTGTCCAGCCAAAATTACTTGTCGTTGGCATTTAGTCTCCTATGCAACTATTGTAGCGTTGAGCCAGTCCAAAGTAGGGCTGATTGTATTCCAAGTCTCAGTCGCTGGGACCGAGTTCCATCTAAACGCCTGAAGGCTGAAAGCGATAGGCGAGACATTGAGAGTCAGGTTTAACTGATTGAGGCTTGCGGTCCAAGTCCATCCCTCTACGAATCCTTGGAATTCTCCACCCACCATATTGGCTGGCAGGTTCATAATATTGAGCGGTTGGCCCATAAATACGCCAAGAAGGTTGTCTCGGTCAGAATTGTCTATTTCACCACTGGCAATAGGGAAGGTTATCTCTCTTAGGGCAAATTGAGGATAAGCGCGGATAAGTAGATAGAAAGCTGCTTGACTTGTCGCATCTCCAACATTGCGGAGTGTGGTCGATATGGTAGAAGCTAGAAGGCCATATTCAGATATTGAGGCGGCATCAGAGTCAGTTACTTCAGATCCCGAAGTGCCATAATTTAGGGTTATCGAATTGCGAACATCGCCAGCGCGCTTAACGATAGATAAGCCAGGGCCGATGGCGTGATTGCCATCTAAATCAACATAGCCATTAGTTGCAAGGTATTCTCCTCGATGGGTCGAATCTGCATAACCGATTCTGCCTTGAGAGTCCTCATATAGATAACCAAGTCCGCTAGTCGCAAAGCGAGAAGCTAGATTATAAACTGTATCGTCTAAGCCATTTTCGGAGTGCAGCTCATAATCGCCAGGAGTATCTATATCTCCTAGTCCGCTATTTTCTGCATCTAGCCATTGAGTAGTTGCGTCATAGGTGGCCCAAGTTTCAGCTGCTGGAACTTCATTCCATTGGTCAAATAGAACTGTCTCAAGTAATTCAAGGATTCTATCCCCATCAAATTGATGAGCAAAGTTGCCGACATAGACGGCTCGATTTAATCGAGCCAAAGCTCCTACTGCAGTTATCCTGACTTGCTGGCTGGTAGCAGTTGAGCCTGAAGTCTGGACTGTAATACCTAGGTCAGTAATGAAGCCGCCAAATAGATTTACAAAAGTTGCAGTTGAATCTTGCACTTCAATAGTTACTGCATCATTAATCTCATAAGGGACTGAGGATTCAGCCGTCTCAATAAGGGTCAGATTGCAATACCCTGCAACTGGCTGGGAGTAAATGTCGGTCCTACCAGATGTAATAGTTAATCCGCTAAGGGTTGCCCCAGTTACTGTTGATCCATTTACCTTAACGCGATAAACGGGATTCCAAGCTGTCATATAGCTAACTGCTCAACACCAGCGCCAGTTCTGCGCCCTGTGTTATTAAGTGCTGATACTACTGCTCGGGTAAATCCTTCTTCATCAATTACTGATGGCGCATTGACATTAATGACCACACCAGTCCTTGCGTCAAGATAATCGCCTTCAGCTCCTAGCCTTTCATTTGGAAGTATGCTCTTAGATACTTTGCCGCTAGGTGTCTTAATATCTTTCATCATTTTAGAAGTGTTTGTGCTGACGCCACCACCGCCTCCACCGCCGCCGAGGCCACCACCGCCTCCACCGCCGCCAGTTTTACCAGAAGTTACTGGAGCTCTGGCCATTCCTTCATTTGGATTATATGTGCCTAGATTTGGGATTTTGGCTTCTGCTGTGTCATTCTTTCTGGCTAAAGCATTAGCACCAGCTAATACGCCAGCAGCTAAGGCTACTGCTCCGACACCCAGTAAAGGATTGAGAGCAAAAGCTTGAGCAATGCCAGCAACTATAGAACTAGCTTTTAATGCATTATAGGCTCTAATTAAACCATTGATTAAAAGAATTGTGGCAGTAACTGCAGCTGCAATCTTATTTACTGCAAAGACACCGATAAGAACTGCAGTCAGGAGAATCAATTGATCCTTCAATCTAATTACTGTGTCAATTACCCCTCTTACTTTTTTGCCCCACTCTTCGGCTTTTTTCTGTGATTTAGTTAAACTTTCGCTCAAAGACGCATCTCCAGTTAAGCCAGCAATAAATGCTTGAAGCGCTGGGATAAATTGCTCAAGAATATATTTGGTCAATTGTTGGACAATTGGGAGCAAGGCAGCGCCAATAGATTCCTTAGCTTCATCAAGCGCAATCTTGACGCGCTCTAATTGTTTGGCTGTTGTTTCTGATTCTTTTTCGGCAAAGTTGCCAAAGGTCTTTGTTAATTGATTAAAAGTCTCATCGAAAGTTTGTGATTTAAGATCAGCATTATCAATGCCTAGACCCAATTTGCTAAGAGCTGTGGTGTTCCCATCATAGGCTTTGCCGAGCGCATTTGTAACTACCTCTAATGGCTTGCCAGTTGCTGATGCTAAATCTAATGCTAAATTTAGTAGATTCTGAGCTTCTTCGACATCTTTAGTGCTGCGAACCAATCGGCTAAATGCTGGTCGTAATTGATCATCAGTAACACCGATTGCGATTGAAGTCTGTGTTATGTATGCCTCAACGCTTTTGATTTGAGCATCAGTTGCTGTTGTTGTAGCTTTTATAGTCTCAGCTAATTTAAGTTGTGCCGCTTCATCCTCAGCTGCGGCTTTTACTGCTGCAACCGCAAATGCTCCAATGGCTGCAGTAGCAACCGCAAGGGCAGCCGCTACCTTCTTTCCAAATGCTGCAGCTTTTTCGCCAAAAGAATCTACATCTTTAGATCCTTCTTGCAACTTCTTTTGGAAGTCTGCCGTATCAGCAAGGAGTTTAAGCGTTAAGGCTCTTGAATCAGATGCCACCGATGCCCCACTTATCTAATATCTTATTAAATGCTTTAGTCCATTCTGCCACAATATACTTCTGCTCTTTACGCAAAGTTGGGTAAATAAACCAACCTCTAGAACCTCTACCAAATCTGCCAGAATAGCTTGGAAATTGTTTAAATTTGTTAGATCCAAATTCGTAGCCAGCCCACAAATTTTTAGTTGTGCCACCACCGCTAAATCTTTGACTTGCAAAGCCGTAAGTTAGTTCTCCAGTAGTGCTGGACATTTTGACTTTTGAACCCGTTGCAATACGGCGAGCAGCTGTTTTGCCTTTTGTCCGAGTTTCAGCTGCACTTATTATTTGACCGCGTAAATATTCTGCTAAATTGTTTGAGACTCCGCGAGCCTCGGCCTTGGCTTCATCACCTAGCAAGGAGAAAGCTTTATAGAGTTGCCGAAGTTCTGTTCGGTCAAATGCTGCGGCTTCTTCAGCCATCCTCGTTCATCTCCTTTATCAGCTCGACTGCCGTTGCTACATCGTCCCAATCATCCCAATACTGCATCGGGATACCAGTCTTAAGAGCAACTATTACTAGTAGCCGCCTTACGCTGTCGGGCTGATGGCTTTTGGGTCATCGTTGCCTGTCGTAATGTCGGCAACTGTTTCCATCCATATATCAAAGCTCTTTACTGGCTTACCAGCGCTCTCGCGTTTGTAAGCGTTATAGGCCAAGAACATTAAGTCCCAGATTCCTATATTGTCCTGAGCTTTAGCAATAGTGTGTCCAGTTGCCTTTTCCCACTTAGCCCACTCTGGCGGTTGAGCAATATAAGTTGCTGATTCGCCAGAGTTATATTCAATTGTGATTGATAATTTCATAGCTCCCGATGCTCCGATCTCTTAACTAAAGGTCTCTGTAGGTGTTCCAACGACTGTCATCGTCCAGCTATCAGTTAGCGCTCCTGGTGCTGCGCCTCCTGCTGCTGGGAAGATTGGCAATACATTGAAAGCAAATACTGCGCCAGTTACGGCTGTAAATGAAACTGCGAGTGTGGTGTTAGGTGCTGATTCAGCATCTGCCCACATTGCTTCAAATAGAGAGCTGGTAGCTCCCCAATCCTGTAGCAGTTCAATTGTGAAGGTCCATTGCTTATCAACGGACTTATAAGCGCGCCCATCAAGGGTCTGATAGGTCTCGATGATTGTTTCGCAGCTTAAGACTGCGCTTGTTGCCTGGGCATCATAAGCAGCGCTATCGAGTGTAAAGGTTACATCGCGCCCAGTTATTACTGTAGTTGGCATTTGGGTCTCCTATGCGGTTTGCTCGTAGCGGACGCTCAAGCGTATGTCTGCAACCAATAAATTGGTCG